ATCAAATGATTTAGCAATGAATTTTTCATTTAGACCAGTAACTACAAAATATACTTTAATGCCTACGTATAATCATAGGATTGAATCCTCAATACCAATAAATAATAGTGAGGTGTATGATGTAAATAATACCTTTTTTCCAGGAACTAGAAAACCACATTTTTGCGGTTTTGCAACAAATGTTGATAAAGAATCTACTTTAAGAAACCAATTTTTTGCTTTACAAAAAGCAGATCAAGTTGCCTATCTTCCAAATAGTTCCAGCGATTTATATGAAAATAATATTAATTTTTTAACACACAATAATAATTTAGACGCACAATTATTATTTAAACAAGAAAGTTTTAATGATTTTAATCCAAATATATCAAGTTCAATTGGAAATGAAATATTTTATAACTCAACACGAGTTCAATTAAAAGATTTAAAATAAAATTTATTATAATACATAATTATGAAACAAAATAATAAAAATAATAAAATTAAGAAGTCAAAACAAATGAACATAGTAAATATAGATTTAGAGCTTAAAGAAGTTAAAGAAGTTAAAGAAGTTAAAGAAGTTAAAGAAGTAAAAGAGATTAAAGAAGTAAAAGAACTTAAAGAAGTAAAAGAACTTAAAGAAGTAAAAGAACTTAAAGAAGTAAAAGAACTTAAAGAAGTAAAAGAACTTAAAGAAGTAAAAGAACTTAAAGAAGTAAAAGAAGTAAAAGAAGTTAAATCAATTGAGTCATTTATAAATAACATTGACTTATTATATTTAACAAACCAAGTTCAATACGCCAAAACAAATAAACTAGAACATTTATTAAGTAATAATAGTTTATTGAAAGATATTTTTGATAATTTAGAAGACAATATTAATATATATAAAGAGCAAATAATAAAATACAATAATTCTACTTTAGAAAAACTATTGATTAGTGATAATACAAATAGTAATATAGGTGAAAAATATAAAATGTATTATTTATTATATGTATTGAACTTAATACTACATTTAAAAGAAAAAAAAATGAAAAACATAATAAAAGACGAATTAAAAGAGTATTCAAATAATAGTTTAACTAATCAAACAGTCGGAGATTTTAATATAACTACAGAAACAATTAATTGTATGTGTCCAACTGATACTTCAAAAAAAATATCAAATTTAGATTTATTTGTTGTTAGAAAATCTAACAAATATAATAAAAAAATACTTCCACAAAAAAGGGAATAATTATTTTATAATTATATATTAATTAGCAAATATATAATTAATATGATAAATGTTAAAAACAATATATATAAAAAATTTACAAAAAAATTTACAAAAACATATAAAAATTCACCTTTAAAAATGCGTTTACATAGACGAAAACAAAGAAAAACTCGAAGATTTAACAAACTTAAATGTTCACCATATCAAAACAAAAATATAGACCAAGAATTAAAAGATTATACTTGCTATTCACGAAGCAATTTACAATTATTCAAAAATGTATGGAACGCAAATAATAGCGATAAAATAGTAACAAATAATAGCAAAGAAATATGGGAATATTTTAAGAACAAATTAGATAAACAATGTTTTGATGAATTATGCTGGTTAAAAAATACTCCATTAAACAAAGTTAATAACAGTGAATTATTAATAAAAGAAATATTTAAACCTTTCTCTCCTGAATCGTGGTCTAACAAACCAAATACATGGTTGTCTAGTGTTGATATAATAAAAATAATGAAGCAATATGAAAAGTCAAATAGCAATTTCAAGTTTATTGGACCATCACCTATAGATTTTGACTCTAAAGAATTGTTTTCAACATGTGTATGGGAGCAATTATGTAATTTCAATTTAGAGGAGCACATAAGAAATAAAATTAGTAAAATAGGTGTAATATTTAATACTGATCCCCATACTAAACCGGGACAACATTGGATAGCTCTATTTTTAGATTTAGATAAAAAATTTATTTTTTACTTTGATAGCAATGGGGCTAAAACACCAAAACAAATTAAAGTTTTAATTGATAGAATAGTAAATCAAGCACATAATTTAAATATTAAATTAATAGTGGATAATAATGAGGGTTTCACACATCAATTTGGAGATGGACAATGTGGGATGTATGCGTTATATTTTATAATAGAATTATTACAAGAAAATAAAACATACAATCATTTTAAAACTACACATATTAAAGATGAAACTATGAGAGAATATAGGAAAAAATATTATAATGAGGCAAATATAAAATTGAGCGCACTATTTGCTACGTAAATTTTAATGTTTATAATTAAAACTATTATTATTATTTAAAAATACTATTTTAAATAATAAAATGACGAGTCTAAAACTTAACTACTTGAATAATTCGTCGGAATTGTGTGAAATTGGAAAAAAATATGATACTGATAAATCTTCGCAAAGATATAATGTAAGTGATTCAAGACATTGTCATCCATATACATTATTTTACGAGTCTATATTTAAAAAAAAAAAAAATGAAAACTTAAAAGTAGCAGAACTAGGCATATTATATGGTGGTTCATTACTTATGTGGAAAGAATACTTTACTAACTCGGAAATATATGGATTTGAATACAACAATGATTTAATTAATAATTTTAAACAAAATTTTAATAATGACAGAATTACTCTTTCTAATATAGATGTAACTAATAAAAATAGTATTGTAAAAGTTTTTAGTGAATTAAATGAATTATATGATATAATCATAGAAGATACTACACACCAATTTGAAGACCAAATACGAGTTATAGAAAATGTTTACCAATATTTAAAACCTGGAGGAATATTAATTATTGAAGATATATTTAAATCATCTAATGAAAATGATTATATAAATCGTTTAACCCCTATATTAGAACACTTTCAAGATTATTATTTTATAGAATTAGACCATAATAATAGAAACTCAACTGGTTGGAATAATGATAAATTATTTATATTAATAAAAGGAGGAGGGCAACCTATTTTTAAAAATACAAATAAATTAACAATAATAACACCATCATATAGAGTTTCTAATTTACAAGAAATTAAAAAAAGTATTAATTTTGAATATATAGAAGAGTGGATTATTGTATATGATGGCAAAGTAATAGTTCCTGATTTAAAAATATTTGAAAATCAAGAAAATAATAAAATAAAAGAATATGTATATACAGATTGGAATAGTACAACCGGAAATTCACAAAGAAATTATGCGCTAACTAAAATTACAAATCCAGATGCTTTACTATTTTATTTAGACGACGATAATTTATTACATCCAAATATATATAATTTATTGAATATTATTGATAATGATAAAATGTATTCATTTAATCAATACAATAGATTAAAGGGAAATATTATACGCAATGGATGTATTGATAGTGCTATGGTTATAATACCTTATAAATTATGCAAAACTGAAAAATGGATAATAAATCAATATAATGCAGATGGTTACTATATTATGAATTGCTATAATAAAAATAGAAATAAACATATATTTGTAGATAACGACTTATGCTACTATAATAAATTACAACCAGAGAAGTAATGTATAATAATTAATTTTTTAGTTGCTCTTGTTCTTGCTCTTGCTCTTGCTCTTGCTCTTCATGCTCGGCAATTAAATATGGACTGATAGTTTTATTATTTGTCTTAGTTAAATCTAATTTAGTTAATATATATTCACCACATGGACCACAATTGTCTTCATTTGCCAAATCTATTTTTTTGTTTAGTTTAATAGCACATCGTTCTTGACTCCATCGTCCAAGAGGCCCCACTTCATTTAAAAATAACATATTAAATAGCGTGTTGCTATATAAAAACTTGGTTGCTTTTGTAAAAGGCATTATTGCTATTATTATACTATAAACAAAGTTAGTATAATAATAAATCAATTTTTAAATAAAAATGGTGTGCATAAATAAAATTGAGTTTAGGGTTTAATTTTACTATTATAATAATAACTATAATAATCAATTATGACAACAACAACAAAAAAGGTGCTTACTGAAGATTTAGGTAAAATATTTGAAATGGCAATATGTTTATATTATGAAACACCCTATGATGGAAATTACAAATATAGTTTAGAACAGGCAGAATCTCTCAAAAACAAATTTACAAATTTAAAAAATGTGTTTCCTTATGCTATTAAACATTGTGCTAGTCGTGGAAATAAATATGATTTTGAATGTATAGATGACTCTACAATCCATTTAAGTGCTAAAACAACAAAAAAAGATGGCAAAGTCTGTCCACAAGTTATAGGGCAACCCTCTCGCAAGAAGTTTTGCGAATTTTTTGAAATTGACCCAGTCACCAGTTTAGAGCAAATTAAATTATATATTATAAATAATATTGCTAATTTATTATTAGTATATAGTGCAAATACTTTTGACTGCCCTATACTCTATTATAATAAACATAAAAATTTATTGGCATTTATAGTATTAAAAGAGCATATAAATTGGTCAAATTATGCTATTAAATTTAGTCATAATGAAAAAAATAAATTATGGAATGAAAGTTCTTCTATTAGCATAGACGGAATAACTATTGGTGAATTTCAAGTTCATAATAAACGTGATTGTATTAAATTTCGTTGGTCATTTGAAAAATTTCTTAGTATGTTTGAAAAATATTTTACAATTAGCAATTTGTAAACATATTTAAAAGTATGATTATAAGAGTGGTAATATTTTATCATAATATACTTTACTAAGTTCGCATCCTTTAAAATTACGTTTAGTGTTTTTACACGCTAGTGCTGTAGTTCCCGACCCCAAAAATGTATCTAATACTGTATCGCCTTCTTTTGAATGTTTTTTTATGAGTTCTTCAAATAGTGCCAAACTTTTTTGTGTAGGATGAAACCTATTTTTTCCGCCTTGTAATGGATAATGATATATTCCGTTGTCATAACTGCTATTAAATGTTGGACAACCATCTTTAACACCTAATAGCGCAATCTCTCTACAATTTGTTAAATAATTTACTTTACTATTTCTTGGTTGTGGATTAGTTTTAATCCATTCAATAAATCTAATTTGTTTAAAATTATATTTTTCTAGCAAATCTTTTAGATTTGTGATTTTCCATAAGTCAAAGAACATTATTAATGTTCCTCCTTTTTTTAATACTTTATAATAATGTTCAATGAATTTTTCTAAAATAGTTAGAGTAAAATCACTATCCCAATTTCCATAATCAGTTTTAACACAATATTTTTTTCCATATATTGAACCATATTTTATATAATTGTCCTTTTGTGAATCATCTTCAATATTATTTTGTTCTTTATAATTGAGCCATTGCTCTTCTGACTTAACTTCATTGATATTATGTTCTTCATTATATTTAACATTATTATAATGTTTATCTAGACCACTTGTTTTAGATATAATATATGGTGGATCTGTTAATATTAAATCAATAGAATTAGGGTCGAATGTTTTCAAGTATTCAAGTCCGCACAT